CCTCGCCAGCGTCTTGATACGCCTTATCCTTTTTACCGTGCTTGGGAATATGTTCACTTTTTCCTAGTAATCCGCCTGCTGTAGGCATAATAATCTCCTTTATATGTTAATACCAGACGGGGGTTAAACCCCGCCCAGTAATTCAGTATTAGGCTAAGTCTGCCTGAGTCCAAACGATGTTGGCATCAAAACAGTACTCTACCCACCAATGTAAGCATCCTGTCGATTGAGTTGCTCCAGTCGTAACATATCCGACAACTGGTACAACCTTTTCTCCCGAAGAAGACCAAGGTGCTGTTAAAGATGGTGCATAAGTATACGTTGCGCCACTCGTCATTGTGGGCGGTTTACCCATCAGTTCTACTCCTGTCATAGGTGTAGTTGCCGCTCCCGCAGAGTTATTACCTCCGGGGCCGGTATAACCGAGTACTTCAAGGTCTATTGCTTTAGCATATGCATCAACATCTGCGGTTGCTGCAATATGTGTCATGCCAGTATCTGACTGGGCAGTGCCAGCATCATGGCCAATCGTAATGGTATTAGTACCAGTAGTACTACCAACTACAATTCCAACATTAACGCCAAAACCACAAACTCGTGCACCTTCTGGAATGAAGAGTACACGCTTATATGTTGCGGCAGCCCATGTCAAGCCGTCTGCAAAGTTGACAAAGTCAATCTTTGACATCTGCTTGGCACTGGTTATTTTAGTTTTTAAAGAGTCCATAGATAATCTCCTATTCTAGACATTTAGGGTATAGAAGCCCCTACGCGGGGCTCCCACCCGCGCTAGGGACTTAGGTAATTACAATTATAAATTAGTGGCCATTGCTTCAATGCGATACATCCACAAGTCCTGCAAAATTATGCTAGAGTAGAAAGTATCCCATGCAACCGTTCCACGCTGACCCAATGGATCGCCTGGGCCCGGTTTGGGCTGAACCACTTTGGAGCGGAGAGAATCCATGCCTCCAAGGGTTGCACAACCGATAGCATCGGCGGCAAGTATGATTACAGGATAAACATCTGCGTTACCTGATGAACCTTGAGTACCACTGGTTGAAACAGCGTACTGTGCATTACCGGAAGCCAACGTGGCTCCTGCATCTGCAAAAGGAACTGCCTGAGTTGTGGTAATGAATCTTACACCACGAACTGAGCCAATCTCACCTTCGATTGCGTCGCCAGTCTCTGAATACTTTTCAACTGGTACGAATCCGGTGATTGCCTCAATGTCCTGACGAAGGTCAGGATGGCAGATACCAATAAATGATTCACGGATCGGCTCTGTAGCGATGCCAACTGCTGCCCGCAATTTCTTGCGAAGCTTAACAGCATCGTTGCGCTCCAGTACACGAATAGCCTTCTGGATTAATCCGTCTGTCCCTGTAGGAGCAGCGGTTGCCGCAGAAGTAAGTGCCTGTAGTCCGATTGTTGCATCGACAGTAGCACGGCTGGTTCCACCAGCATATGCTGCCTGAGTTCCTGCACGGAAGGTCTTGTAGCTGAGAAAATCAATTGTCTCACCAGCTTGCGTGGCCTGCCGTTCTGAAATGACGTTGAGTACCGGATCATGCGACGCTGCCAATAGGACATCCGTAGTATTAACGTAACTGCCGTATTGTTTGCATTATGTTCGCTCAGGTTCGCTATTCCCTGAACCGCCTTTCGGCTGCTTGTAGTCCCCTACAAGATCAGATCATATCATCACCCACGAGGGGTGCACTGCGCTTCCAGCCGCTTGGCTGTACTCCAAATGGATGATCGTTGAACCTTCCTTTTTACAGGCTTGGCTGCTGATTGGCCGTTCTGGCTGTCCCAGCAATTCACAGTGTTTTCGATATTCATCGCTGAATAAAGCTCCCAAAATTAAGAGTGTGCATGAGCGTGGTATGCTCAAGCGAAGTAAAGTCCGGTGTTACGCCTTCCGCAATCGGGGAATCCACGATTGGGAATCTTTCGTAACGTCGGTGTCTGATTTCAAGTCCCTGCTTCTGGGGCTTGGTTTCTTTTTGCGCGAATTTCGCAAATGTGAGAAGACGCTTCGCAATAGGAAGCATCTTTTTTTGAATAGTGAACGCATCGTTTTTACTCAGGTCACCATAACTGGATGCCCCGGTAACACTTCCCGTTCCGCCATAAGCTGCCATAGGTCAACTCCTAAAATGAATTTTAAAAATCGAGGAGTCGTCCGACAGGATTTATTCCTGTGCTGGTTCAGGGACTGAGTCCCATAACTCCTCGTCCGACATATTGTCGGGGTTCCGTTCGATTCTTGGTGCGGAGTTTGACATCAGATTCGAGGCTGCCTTCCGTCTCGAACTCTGTTTCTTGGCTGATTCTTCTTTCTGCGCCTTTGGCTCTTCCTCTGGTGCGGGCCGCCATGCTTTGCCGGAATCTGTATTTTCCAGCCATAAATTCATTACTGACGCATGATCAGAAGGTGACGTGGATTCGGTCATCATCTTTGTAAGTGCGGGTGATGCCAAGACGTATGACTGAAAATCAGGATCCCTGTCTATGTCCCGATAATCTTCTCCAACACCATCTAACATCGATTTCTCGTGATTAGTCAGAAACTGCTGGTATGTCTGGTCTTGGTAGGCTTGTTCAAGCTGGGCAACCCTTTCTGAATCTTTATTGATTACGGGTGCCACCTTGTTTAATGCCTTTGCTACTTCATGCTGGACTAACTTTTTTGTTACTCCAGTAATCTCGCTGAATTCCTCCATTGTCGTGCGATCATCATCATCAAAGAATGAACCCTCATCGCTTGGGTCTGGAGGTGTGTCCGGCGCCTTGTAGCCTTGTTTCAGTTTTTCGAGTTCCTTATCCTGCTCTAAAGAGCGGAGTCTTAAATCGTTAAACTCTTCCCTGTCCCTTGCACTTGCTTCGTTTCGTTTATGAAACTCTCTCTCTAGGTCTTTGTACCTTTTTTCGTAGTCGTGAGCGGGATCTTCCTCGTACTCTTCTTCTTCCTCGGTTTCCTCCTCTTCTGACTCCTCCTCGGCTTCATCTTCGACTTCTTCTGTCTCTTCTTCAGCTTCTACAGGTGGATCATCCTCGTCTTCTACTTCTGGGGCACTTTCCCAGAGATCCTCATCCTCTTGGCCCGTATCAACCTCTTCATCGGGTTGGGGGCTGTCTTTCTCTTCAGCCATATAACTCCGTATTAGCTCACCGCCAACAATGTCCCGTTATCGGATCGTTCTAGGTGTTGACCCCTGATAAATTACCGTGGAGGCCCGTATTTCTCGACGTTGGAAGGGAAATTAAGGATCTCTTCCCACGCCCTCACTCTCCCAATGGAGATGTGGTGTTTAGCGATACTTTCCTGATCAAAAAGGGTGCCGTTAACTATACGGTCTAATTCATCAGATTTTCGCTTCTCAAATTCTTCTTTCAGTGCATTCCAGCCGGGATGTGTCAATAACATTGCCAGCAAGTCTGCACGAGACTCTGGACGTTGTGCCACTAAGCCTGCCCCTGTTCTACCATTCCCTGTTCTTGAGCACCAGCCATTTGTCCCCCCATTTGCGCCTCTTCTTCCTGTTGTGCAGCTTGTTGTTGTTGCAAACGTGTAGAGTCTTTCTGCTGCATAGCCTGTTCTTCCTGTAGCATTTGCTGTGCTTCACCCTGATCCATCTGTTCTCGCAGTAAGATACTGAAACGCTCCAGATTAGTCGGATGCAGTACATTGCCATCCTTGATAAGCTCCAGCCTCTCTGCACGTTCCATTTCACGCTGATCATCAGATACCTTCTGTTTTTCACCAAGTATTGATTTTACCTGTTCAACCTGTATCTGTGACTGGGCCGTAGCCTGTGCTTGTGCCTGAGCCTGCTGCTGTATTAACTGAGCCTGTTGCTGGGCCTGTTGCTGTTGTTGCTGCTGCATCGCCTGAGTCTGCTGCTGCATCTCCTGTGCAACCTGTTCCTCGGTTTTCATCACCTTCTCAGGATCCAGGTTAAAGGCTCTGAGCAGCGGTCTACTAAACGCCTCGTATTTAATATATTGTTGGAGTTGCGGAAGAGAACCTATTGTCTGTAGGAAGTTAATTAACTGGGTGTTATGAACTTCTTTTGCAATATACTGCTCATAGCCCGTACTGATTGCTTCATAATCCCCCTTGATTGACATGTCTGGAGAATCAACCATTAACCAACGGTAAATGGCCTGAATGTTCTGCGTTATCATTTTGCTCACAGAACGGACAACGTCTGCTGTCTGACGGTTGGCATTGGAATTGAGAATGGACATGCCGGTCGCCGTCTTAGTCTGGGCCGGACTCATATCTCCATATCCGATGGAAGTCTGCCCGCTATCCAGATCGGCTTCACGCTCAAGCTGCTGGATAAGCTGGAGCAGCCCATTTGTGACATCCGGTATCTGTACTGGCATAAATGCGTCACGGACTGAAGCTCCTGGCTTCACCCTGAACTGCTTGCCGGGATATACCTGTTCTGTATCTGTACCCGGCTCAAACGAGTTCGGATCTATCACTGTCATCGGCGCCGCTGAGAGTGACTTGCCCTCAATCATCATGGCATAACTGAAGTTCAGGATTGCCTGTACGTCACGAATTGCGTAATAAATACCGTCACCCCAGCAGGATTCTGGGTTCTTCTG